CGTTAGGCTTAATGCTTGTACGTTTTCAATTTATTATCCAACCCCCATTTTGATAATCTTCCTCCGTAGTGGCTTATGAATCGGTAATAGTCTGCCATTACTGTTTTTTCTCTGCAAGAGTATTCCATCCTACCAGCAATGGTGTCATATTCAATAAGCCACCCATAGCCATTTCCACCTTCAATTACCCTTACATCAAAGCCATTCACTTTTAATTCATCTGACACACTCTCACAATGGTCGAAGGCACTAAGCCTAACATTTTGTATAGTGAATGGCTTGTTTTTATTTTCAGTCGTATTTTCCATAATCAAATTTTTACCAGTTTATTAAATTAGTGGCATTTATTGGGTAGCCACGACACCATACAAGAGCCGTTATCTACTACCTAATTTTAATAGTTGATATTTAGTTTTAAATTGCTCTATTATTAATTATATCTAAGCACTCAAGCACTCTACTCGTCAATGCTTCTTTGTCCTCTTTTGGTATTTCAAATGTAAAGATATTCATATCTTCATAATCTGAACCTTTTGGAATGTATGGAATGTTAGGGTTCTCAGGATTAGCAATTATTTCATCAAAGATATACTTGTAATGCCATAGGTTCTTACCATCGTATTCCTCAACCATCTTTGCAAGCTGCATAATTTCTTCTTCTTTTGGCATAAATGCAATAGCTTCTCCGTAGTCTAAGTTAAGAACACAAGCATTGCTAACAATCTGCCAATATTCTGCCTTAAATTCGCTCTTTAGTAGCTCTAAGTCTTTAGATTGTATTGCATCCGCATATTCGGTAAACTTATTAGGTTGGTATGCTTTTAATTCAGCCACTTTATTGTCTGCTAAGAAGTCAGGAGTACCCACCCAACCTTCAATGGTTGGATGAGCAAAGGACTTGTCTCCGATATGTTGGTAGTCTAAGCCTAACTTGTACTCATTTACATACAGTTCCATAAAGTGTCCCCAAGCCATTGGTCTACTGTTTACGTCTACTGATAAAGAACCTTTGAATTTTTGCTCTCTAATGCGTTCCTTTAGGTAAGTTTCACAGGCTCTGCTAAATGGTTTAGCTTTACTTTGTGCTTTATCCATTAGTAGGCTTGCCTTAGAGCTGCTAATCGCTCCCTGTCTTATCTTGTTATCTAATACGCTCATTTTATAATGTCTTTAAGTGGTTAAGTACTTTACTATAATTAGTAGTAATTCTTTCGTTGATAGTCTTCTCTATCGCAGGAAAATGGTCAGCAGAAATCTTGTCTGCTTTCTCTTGAAATAGTCTTTTAAGTTCAGGAAAAAGTGATGCAGGGTCTACTTGTTTAGGCTCTTCTTTGCCGTGTGTATTTGTAGCGTCTGCATCTTTTGTGTCGTCAATTAAAAACAACCCATTTAAAGCATACTTACGAGCGTATGAAGATGAACTACCAAATGATTGCGCTATATCCATCCCTTTGCGGTTAGGGTCAATTCCTGCCTGTGCGGTTACACTAACTTCATTAGTTCCGTTGCTTATGGTGGCTTTAGATTCACAATATATTAATCCACCTAATTCCTTTATCTCGTCTGATATTACTAAAGTGCAATTTTCTTTAGCTAATAGCGGTTTAACAGCTTCTAATATATCTTCACAGCTTCTGTAATTATACTTACCAAAATTGTTACGTTGGTTCTTAGGTGCTTTTAATTCTGATTGAATTTTTATTAATTGTTCCATCTCTTATAAGTTTATTAGTTTGTCAAATTTTACAAAGGCTTTTTTTAATTCAGCCATAAATACATCCTCATTAGTTCGTGCATAGCCTTCTTTAATGAAGTAAGATTCGCTAAGATTAGTAATGTTAACGTCTACTGTATCCTCTTGAACGTCTACGCAAATAATATTATCATAGCTAATGCACTTTAATACGCATTTATACTTTTTATAATACTTTGGATATGGGTTTGTGTCCATTTTTAAGTTGTCTTTAATGTTGTTTAATAAGTCCATTTTTGTGTTCGTTTATTAATACTTCTGCAAATTAAAAGAACTTTTCTTAATTACACAACTTTTTATTTAAAATATTTTTTATTTACCTTCGCCTTAAAATAAAGTTATGTACACAGAAGAAGAGATTTTACAATTAATAGGAGGAGATACCGCATTTCAATTTGATTTGATTTGCGATAATATAATAAGCTATAAGAGCATCGTTCCTGAAAGAGATACCTACAACTACTTTATAGTAGAAGTGTTCTTAGAACAATCCTCAACGGTGTTTAGAGTTGATAATTTAGAAGATATAATGTCTGACTTTACATTATATCGTGTTTTAATCTGTAATATGGATGATTCAGTTGAGCCAATAGAAATATTTTACAGAAAGTATGGAGAATAATAATTAATTTGTATATTTGCAAACGAAGTTCACATCCTACATTATATGAACTAAAGAAATTATAACAACCCTGTTATTGAATTTAGAGGTAGGATGCTAAAGGATATAATGGGGTTTTTGTTTAAATCAAAATATGAAAAATAGAAAAGCATTTAATTTTTATCGTAGTTATTATGATGTAGCAAAAGAGTTGCCTGAGGAAAATAGGTTAGATTTTTTAATGGCAATACTCGAAATGCAATTCACAGGAGAAGAACCTGAACTTTCAGGTATAGCTAAGTTTGCTTTCATATCCCAAAAACATAGCATAATAAGACAGATAGAAGGTTATAAATCAGGCATTAATGGTGGTAGACCCCCAAAGGGTACCCCTAACCACCCCCCAAAGGGTACCCATAACCAAGTACAAGGGGAAGAAAAAGAACAAGTACAAGAAAAAGATGAAGTAAAAGATAGTGCAATAAGGTCAATTAAAGAAATCGTCATCGACTACAAGAATAATGATAGATTAATAAACGCTTTGTTAAATTCAAAAGAAAAGTTATTCTCATCTCAGTTGGATATTAACCAAAAATTAGACAACTTTGTAGAATCGTTAAAGCTACAAGACGTTACCACAAAGAAAGATTTAGACTTTAAAAGCCACTTTTTAAATTGGGTACGAAAGAATAAAAAGAATCAACAAAACAATCAATCAACAAGTACTTTAAAACAAACACCGATAGAAAAATGACACAAGACAAACAATTACCACAAGCAAAGGAGATAGAAGAATTAATCTTAGGGGCTATTTTAATCAATCCTAAGAGCATTAATACAGTTATTAGTATATTACCATCGGATTGTTTTTTTGATGCGTCAAATCGCACCATTTACGATTCTATGTTAAGGCTTAATGGAGAATCTAAGCCAATAGATTTAGCAACCGTTGTAAACCAACTAAATTCTGATGGAAAACTTAGTAATGTAGGCGGTGCAAATAAGATAGTTAGCTTAACAAATAGAGTAGTAAGTGCTGACAATATCGAATATCATTCGAGAATAGTACTTGAGAAGTACATCCATAGAAAAGTGATTGAAATAAGCCACAATACAATAAATAACGCTTATAAAAATGACTCAGATGCTTTGGAGTTGTTATCAGGATTGAGTTCTAATATTAGTGCAATCTCTATGTTGACAGAAACAACTAAGTCAGAGAACTTTACCCAACACATTAGCGAGATTGTAAAGGATGTTTACGCTGCAAAGGATGGTAAAGTAATTAACGGAATTAAGACGCCTTTAAAAATGCTCAATGAAAGGTTTGGTGGATGGCAAGATTCAGACTTGATTATTATGGCAGCAAGACCTGCAATGGGTAAGACAGCTTTAGCATTACAATTAGCAAGTTACCCTGTATTCTTTGAAAAGAAAAAGATAATAATGTTTAGCTTGGAAATGAGCGCAAAGCAATTAACCGCAAGAGTACTGAGTCAAGAACTTGAGATACCTGCCAACCGATTCACAAGGGATGCGACTTATATGGACTTGAAAGACTTATCAAGTAAGTTAGAAGAGCGTGAATGGGTTTATAACAACAATTTTATTATTGATGACAGAGCAGGATTAGATGTCAATCAACTTGTAGCAAAAGTAAAGACATCCAATCTTGATGCTAAAATTGATATGGTTGTGATTGATTACTTGCAGCTGTTAGTTGACAAATCAGTAAAAGGAAATAGAGAACAAGAGATAAGTAGTATATCAAGAAAATTAAAAGGATTAGCGAAGGACTTAAACATACCTGTAATTGCTTTATCTCAACTAAGCAGAAGCGTAGAAAGTAGAGGAGGAGATAAGATACCAATGCTTTCGGATTTGCGTGAATCAGGAGCAATCGAACAAGATGCTGATATA